TCAGTAAGATGAGACAGACCGCTTATGCCTTGGGAATCCCAAAAGACACCACGATTGATGATTTGTTCGTCCAAATGGAAGGCATCCTCAGTCAGATGAAAAGCAACCTACAACGCGCTGCTTGACATCACCTAAATACTATGCTACGATCATCCAGTAGCAAACCAAAACATCCACTACATCCAAAACATCCAATGTCATTCGCTGATCTCAAGAAAAACAACAAGTCCATCTTCCAGAAACTCTCCAACGAACTGGAGAAAACCTCTGGTTCCAGCAACGGTGATGACCGTCTCTGGAAACCGCAACTGGACAAGTCTGGTAACGGTTACGCTGTAATTCGTTTCCTCCCCGCCCCTGATGGTGAATCTCTCCCTTGGGCAAAACTGTACTCCCACTCCTTCCAAGGTCCTGGTGGTTGGTACATCGAAAACTCTCTGACCACTCTTGGTCAGCAAGATCCTCTGTCGCAGTATAACAGCGAACTGTGGAACAGTGGTTCTGATGCAAACAAGGAGATCGCTCGTAAGCAGAAGCGTAAACTCTCCTACTACAGCAACATTTATGTTGTTAAGGATCCTGCCAATCCTGCAAACGAAGGTAAAGTCTTCCTGTTCCGTTATGGTAAGAAGATCTTTGATAAGATCACTGAAGCAATGGAACCTCAGTTTGAAGATGAGTCCCCTGTGAATCCTTTCGATATGTGGGAAGGTGCTGACTTCAAACTGAAGATCTGTAAGGTCGCTGGTTACTGGAACTACGACAAATCCGAGTTTGCTCGCCCTACTCCTCTACTCGGTGGAGACGATGATGAACTGGAAGCACTCTGGAAGACTGAGTATTCTCTGGAAGAACTGGTTGCTCCTGACAAGTTCAAGACTTTTGAGCAACTGGAAGCACGTATGAAACTGGTTCTGGGTCAAGGTCGCTCGAAGCAGATCGATGAGGAAGTGACCGATGAGGAAGAGTATGCTGCACCTGCAGAACCTTCCTACACTCCTAAGTTCTCCAAGCGTGAGTCTCAGGCAAGTGCAGATTTCAATGCACCTGACATCACTCCTAGTTCTTCTTTCCAAGACGACGAGGATGCTGATCTCTCCTATTTCGCCCGCCTTGCTGATGCATAAATAGTTGTGTCGCTCTTTCGTGCGCGACACTCTACGAATAGGAATATCGCTAACGATGAGGGGTTGACCACCCCTCTTTTTTTATTAATAATACTTTCTAACTAGGTCAATTGCAGTCTTCTTAGTTACGTCGTCTTCTAGATCTGAATTAGATTCGTAACTTGTGATTCTTTCAAAATCAGCAATAATTGCACCAACATAATCTGGATGTAAAAGTTCAATAGTTCTTTTCTCATCATTCAATCTTTCTTCATACTCCCAATTAGATACTGAGTATGCGTCATTACCAAAAGTCAAAGTTCTCTTTACAGTTGGTTCTGCAGAATACAAATATTCATGCTGCCATCCAGGAGTTACAATAATACCCTGTCTCATCACAATATTTCCAGCAGAATCAAATCTTTTATATGTTTCATAATGATGCACCCCATCAGGATCAGGATACTTACTGTAAACTGATTGTTCTAAAGTTTCTGTATCCAATGGCCATTGCTCATATGGATCTATAATGTCATTTACAAGTAGAACAATCCAGTATAAATCCGAGTCACCATAAATGTCATATGCAACTCTTTCTGGACTAGAATCTAAAGGGATTTGATATTTGTAGAATTGAAATGCTAACCTCTTTACATCATCTCTAAGTTTATATCTCCTAAAGATGTTTTTTACTTTTTGATACTCTCCAAAACCTGATTTTTTGATTTTGGATGCGTATAGTAAATCTGGTAATTGATCGAAGTATGCCATTAGTATCCTGCTCCACCGCCTGAGGTTGTGTCGATAACATCTTCTCTGTAGATATGTCTGATTTCTTTGAAATTAAGAGTAAGAACTGTTGCTACAGGAGAACCATTTTGAAGAGTTGAATACCCTCCATTTGGAGTGTAGTTTACAGATAAACTCTCTAAGACACACTCTTTGAACTTATTTAGAAACTCATTTTCTTTAGACCCAGACATGTATGCAATTTTGAACATGTATGGGTAGGTAACAAATCTACTAGAGACCCCATTACCTGCACTAGCACCATTACTTCCTGGATGAAGTCCAACCTTGAACATCGTTACGATATCTTTGATGTCCGTAGTTTCTTTTTCATTTCTTGGTGCCATGGTGATAGTGTATGACATTGTTCTATGTCCACCATGTCCACCCCAAAATACTTCAACGGTGCTGTTGATACCTAATCCTTGTGACAATCCAAGAATAGATTGTGCATCTAGACCTTGAGTGCCTGGAGCGAATTGACTAACACCTTTAGCAATTTGTGCAGCAGCGAAGGTACTTTCGGATCCCTTTAGAGCTCCTTGGAGATATTTACCAACAGATCCTTTTGCAGCAGCTCCACCTCTAATCGCCATGCCAGCAGCATTTAGAATGTATCTTCCATTTGGAGATAATGTTGCCTCACCCCATCTCTGAGAGTAAGTCGTGCTTATATTGCCAGGCATATAAGAATAAAAAGTTTTTAGTTTATTCTTAGGTGAACCTTCACTAAAGTTTACACTAAGTGAAGGTTCATATTCAAATACTTCAATTTTCAAATAATCAGTTGTATCCTCAAATAGATCATTTGGATATTTCAAAATAGGACTACTACCCAAGTTCTTTAGAAAATCTTTTCCTGGATCATTCTTCTCGATCTTGGGTGCTGGTTTTGGTGTAGTTTGACTTGATCCACCTCCACCACCTCCACCACCTGGAGGATTAACTCTAGCTTCGGGTTCCTTTGGTTTCTGTTGCGCCTGTCCTTTACCCGAACCAGAGGGATCTCCACCAGGACCATAAAATTCGCCAGTGGGTTGTTTTTGAGCAGGTTTATGTGCGTTCTGTTCAGCACGAGAATATGCCATTACTTAATACCTAATTCGTTTTCGGTGATTATCTTGAATTTCCATCTTCTATCTAAACAAAACTCTTCTGCAGCTGCCCACTTCGCTTTATTGACTGCGTAGGTTTTCACTTCATTGATATAAGTTTTTGTTTTTTTCTGCCCAGGTTTAGGACCAGTTACTTGGTATTTAGGTTTTACTTCTATCAAGTATTTTTCTATCACTCCCTGTTTGTTTTTAATTTTGATATAAAAATCAGGAAAGTATCTATGCCATTTATTGTCTACGGGAGACTTATATGGGATGATGATCTCTTCTGATCCCCATTGTAATACCCCTGTATTTTTATCACACCATACCATGAACTTTCTTTCCCATAAAGATCTATAGATGATTTTCGTTGGGTCACCTTTGTACTTACGGGGATATGAGGGTTGGTATTTTCCCTTATATGCCAAGATAAATAATTACAAACTCTCAAAGTATTTATGGCATATCCAACCATAAAAAAACTATTAGCGCGAGGACCAGCGTCTAATAATAGATATCAAGCAATTTTTAGTGGTCTAACCGCTGGCAATAAAGGGTGGGCTACTGATGCAAATCAGGTAAAGAGATTGAATGAATTTTCTGAATTTTTCATCTCTAACATGTCCATGCCTGGAGTTTCATATGCAACTGGTGACATGATGGGTGATATGGCGATTGGTGTAAGTAGAAAATATGCTCACACCAGAATGTTCAATGAATTTGCCATGACATTTATTCTTGAGGGTGGTATGGAGTTATATAATATTTTTTACTATTGGATGGAGCAAATTTCTCCAAGAGAAGATGATCTTGTAACATCTCCAACAGCAATGCCTAGAAGGGATATTAGAATGAATTATTATGATAATTATGTTGATCCTAAGATTATTTTGAAAAAATTTGAAAGAGATGGTAGTTGCTCACTAACTACAGAAATTTATAATGCATTCCCACTAAACATTAGTGATCTTGGTCTATCTTCTGGAGGTCAAAATGGTTTACTAGAATTGACTGTTAATTTTGCATATGAAACTTCAATTTCATATACTGGTGGGCTTTCTACAGAAAAATCAGCATCATCAAATTCACAAACTGCAGCAGATGCAGCAGTACCTGATTCTCAATCAGTTGGTGGACAATGGAATAGTGATATGTCTTTAGATCTTAGTGATGATATATCGAAGATATATTCTAATTCAAATCCATATGACAATAAGATTTTTGCTATCAGCGATAGGGTCAAATTTGAAGGTGCGTTTACCACAGGTGACAGTCCATTCTTTACTCCTAGTGCTGAATTGAATGAAGCAATGCAACGAAGCGCCGCTAATCTCAATCCAAATGCAACTAAAGCTGGTAAATCTGCTAGTGGTGGAAGTAAGGGTGGTGGAAGCGATGATTGATATTATGCTATAATAAATAAATATACTGACATGATTTAAATTTTATGCCTTTACCTAAGATTACTGCACCTACCTATGAGCTTGAACTTCCTTCTAGCGGAAAACCAGTAAAATATAGACCTTTTCTAGTCAAAGAAGAAAAGATCTTGATGCTAGCAAGTGAAACTGAGGATCCAAAAGAAATTGCAAATGCGATGAAAACAGTTATCAAAAACTGTCTCATCAGTCGAATTAAAATTGACGATCTAGCATCTTTTGATATTGAATATCTTTTTCTAAACATCAGAGGCAAGTCTGTTGGTGAAGAAATTACAATTTCATTAGTTTGTCCAGATGATGAAGTAACTTCGACAACTACAAGCGTTCTTGTTGATGACATCAAAGTTCAGTTTCCAGAAGGTCATTCATCTAGTGTAGAAGTTGATGATAGTCTAACTATTGAAATGAAATATCCATCGATGGATATGTTCTTGCGTCAGAATTTTCAGAATGAAACTGTTGATCCTTATGATGTTGTAACCAGTTGTATCGATAAAATTTGTAATGAAGAAGAGGTGTGGGAAGCATCTGATTGTAGTAAAAAAGAATTACTAGAATTTTTGGATTCAATGACTTCCGAACAGTTTCAAAAAATTAACAAGTTTTTTGAAACCATGCCTAAGTTAGCGCACAAAGTAACCGTAACAAATCCAAATACTGGTGTAGTGAGTGATGTTACTCTGGAAGGTTTGGGTGATTTTTTCGGATAAGCATGGGATATATTAGTCTTGAGTCATACTACGAGACTAATTTCTCCCTAATACATCATCATAAATGGTCATTGACAGAGATTGAAGGGTTAATACCCTGGGAAAGAGATGTATATGTAACTATGCTATCTGAACATATACAAGAAGAACAAAAACGTCAATTAGAAAGAAACAACGCAAGGTAAGACCTAATGGCTCAAACCATAGATATCTCTACAAGTACCATAGTTATCAGACCCAGCAAAGCTGTCAAGTTTGATAACATGATGGGCGGTAATGCCAAAACACAAAAGAATGTTTCTTTTTCTCAGAAGGAATATGCTAATGTTGCTAAGACTGTTGTTCTTGTTGGGCAAAGTCTAAAGAAACTGAATGTTAATGTAAGAGATATCAAGAAGCTTCTTGCTGAAGATAAGAAGCTTCAGATTGCCAGAGATAAACAAGAA